ATAAACAAGGTAGATATTTCATAGTGCATTTTAAGGAACTATTTGCATTAGATGGTAAAGAAGCAAACTTAACCGATAACGATATTGAAAGAAGAAATACGATTGCTCAATTATTAGCTGATTGGGGATTAATTGCGATAATTAATGCCACAGTTGCTGAGAAAAAAGCACCTCTATCACAAATAAAAGTTTTATCATTTAAAGAAAAAGGTGAATGGGACTTACAAGCAAAATACAACATAGGTAAAAAAGTCGAAGATGAAGGCACCCAAGTTTAAAGAGTTTATATCTGAAGCTAAAAGTGATAGCAAACTTAAATTGCTTATTATCACAGATGAGCCAGAACAGGCAAAACAATTTCATACTGCTGATAGATTAAAAGAAGAAGCAGATAAACTAAAAATTGAATCATATCTTTTTCATTTATCTGGTGGTTATACACAGTTTGAAGATGGCATTCGTACATTTCATAATAAGAAAGATGACAAAGGATTTGTAATTGATAATAATACAATTGCTATAGTTCGTGGTAGTGTTACTAGAAAAGACAGTTGGATGGACTTTATATCAATTCTTGAAAAGGCAAATGTTTGTTTAATAAATTCAAGACAATGTATTAGTATCTGTGTTGACAAATATAGATCAGCATTAAAACTTGGTGATTATGGTTTAACACAACCTAAATCTATACTAGTAAACAATCCTGATACAATTCTAGATCAAATAAAAGAATCAGGTATTAAGTTTCCTTTAATTATGAAAACATTAAGAGGTAGTAAAGGCGTTGGTGTATTGTTTGTCGATAGTGAAAGAGGATTAGATTCTATTGTACAATTAATTAACAAACAAGATGAGGACGCTGATTTACTAGTGCAAGAATATATCAAAACAGATTATGATGTAAGAGTATTAGTATTAGGTGGTAAAGTTTTAGCTGCTATGAAACGACCTGTAATAGAAGGTGATTTTAGAAGTAATGTATCACAAGGTTCTAAACCAGAAAAAATTAAATTAACAGAATTAGAAATAGAAGAATCTTTAAAGGCTGCAAAAGCAGTAAATGGATTATGGACTGCTGTTGACTTCATACCAAGTAAGAATAGAGAAAAAGAACCACCATTTATGTTAGAAGTAAATTCATCGCCAGGCACAGAGGGTATTGAAGAAGCAACAGGATTAAATATTGCAAAAGCAGTTATAGACCATTTTCAAGATTCAAAAAATAGATTTAAAGTACCAACTGAATGTGGTCATAGAGAGATTGTATCTATAAAACCTTGGGGAGATATGGTAGCAAAATTTGATACAGGTAATTCTGTATTGTCAGTTATTCATGGAGAAGATATAAAAGTTAAAGGTGACAAAGTTTCTTTTACATTATTAGGTAAAAGGCATACTTATCCATTAGAAAAAACTTATAAAGTTAAGATAGGATCAATTAGAGATTATACCGAAGAAAGACCAGTTATAAGATTAGATGTTGGTTTTGCTGGAGGTTTATATAAAGATGAACCTTTTGGTATTGACGATAGAGCCGACATGGGCACAGAGGTTTTATTGACTAGAAGAATTATGACACAAATGAATGTAATGGTAAATCCAGCAAGAAAATATGTTGTTACAACAGAATATAGTTTAGACTAAGTGCTTTACAAACTAATTGTAATGTGTTATAATAATTATGCAAGGAGTGAAAAATGGCAAAAAATCATCAAACTGAAAACGCTTTATTCAAAGCATTAACTAAACAATACGAATCAGAAATAGCATCGGCATATGCTACTCTATTAATTTATTTTGATAACTCTGTTGGTATCGGTGAACACCCACAACAACTAGAAGAAATGGATAAGTTAGTAGATAAAATGGCTGCGGCTGAAGATAAACTAAAAACATTAAACAAACATTTTAACAATACACAGATATAGTGAAATTTTATACAAGTGTGCTGCCGTATAAAGGCAAACTACTAGTTCGTGGTGTAAACCATGACGGCAGCCACAAAAAGTTTAAAGTAAACTACAAACCATCTTTGTTTGTTCCTTCTCAAAAAGAGACAGGATATAAAACATTAGATGATAGAAATGTTGGTAAGATTACCTTTGAAAGTATATATGAAACTAAGAAGTGGATTGATGAATACAAAGATGTTTCTAACTTTGAATACTTTGGCAATACGAGATATCAATATCCATATATTGCAGATGAGTTCCCAGGTAAAGTTGATTGGGATATTAAACAACTAAGATTAATTACAATTGATATTGAGTGTGAAAGTGAAAATGGTTTTCCTGATGTAGATAAGGCTGAAGAACCTTTAATCTGTATTACTGTAAAAGATCATGCAAGAAAAAGTATTATCGTTTTTGGTTGTGGCAACTTTGTCAATGATCGTGATGATGTAAAATATTTTAAGTGTTCAACTGAAAGAGATTTAGTACAAAAGTTTACAAAGTTCTGGACTGCTTATAATCCAGATATCGTAACAGGTTGGAATGTTAAATTCTTTGACATACCTTATTTAATGAATCGTTTTAAATATCTTATGGGCGATGAATATATTAATCAATTTAGTCCTTGGGGTATTGTATCTGGTAGTACATCATTATCATTAGGATATAATAGAACACAAAACTATTATGATATACTTGGTGTTACAACATTAGATTATCTTGACTTATATCGTAAACACACATTTGTTAGGCGTGAAAGTTATAAACTAGATTACATCGGTGAAGTAGAACTAGGTGAAAATAAATTAGATAATCCTTATGATACTTTCAAAGACTTTTATCAAAACGATTATCAATTATTTGTAGAGTATAATATTCAAGATGTTGAACTAGTTGATAAGTTAGAAGATAAAATGCAGTTGATTGCTTTACACTTAACTATGGCTTACGAGGCAAAAGTAAACTATCAAGATGTGTTTGGTCAAGTTCGTATGTGGGATACTATTATATTTAATTATCTCAAAGAGAATAAACTTGTTTGCCCTGCTGTAAATGAGAATCAATACTCTGGTGGTTATGAAGGTGCTTATGTAAAAGATCCTGTTGTAGGTTTTCATGATTGGATTTGTAGTTTCGATTTAAACAGTTTGTATCCACATCTAATTATGCAGTATAATATTTCGCCTGAGACAATGGTTGGATTTGAACCTAACTCTGTGAGTGTAGAAAAAATGTTAAATCAAGAATCTGATTTATCTAATTTACAAGGTTCTACTATGACACCTAATGGTGCTATGTTTGATAATAATAAACAAGGTTTTCTTCCTAAATTAATGAATAAGTTATACAAAGAACGAGTTATTTACAAAAATAAAATGATTGAATCTAAAAAGTTGTATCAAGAAACTGGCGATAAAAGATTACAAAATGATATTGCAGCTAATCATAATATTCAACTTGCAAGAAAGATTGCTTTAAATAGTGCTTATGGTGCTATTGGTAATCAATACTTTAGATATTTTGATGTAAGACACGCTGAAGGTATTACGAAGGCAGGTCAACTTGCAATTAGATGGATTGAAAGAGATGTAAATAACTATTTAAATGATTTAC